ATAATATTCGTAAAAGAAAAGCGAGTGGCAAGAGAATGAGAAAACCTGGTGAGAAAGGGGCACCAAGTGCCGCTGACTTGAAAAGGGCAAAGGGTGAAGATAAGAAGATTAGATTGACTACACCTATTGGTGAGAGAGCAGAGAGAGACTATAAGAAAGAATATAAGAAGTTTCAATCTTCACCAGAACGTATAGAGTATCGTAAACAATTGGTACAATATAATAGAGACAAGGGTACTTACGGGAATGGTGATGGCAAAGATGCGTCACACAAAGGTAAGGACATCGTGGGTTTCGAGGACGCCTCTAAGAATAGGGGTAGAAAAGAAAAGAGTAGATTAAAAGGCTACAAGGAAATGAGTAAGAAAAAATGAAGACGTTAAAAGAACTATTGAGAAAAGATGTAGGACGAAAACAGACAGTGGTGTTTGCTTTTGGTCGTATGAATCCACCTACGATAGGTCACCAACGTCTCATTGATAGAGTTATCACAATGGCGAAGAGGACAAAAGGTTTGCCCGTGCTATATGTGAGTGCCACTCAGGATCGTAAGAAGAATCCATTGAGTGTAAAACAAAAGATTGACTATCTGAAAAAGATGTATCCAGTAGGCATACAAATTTTACCAGCGACAGGACGTGAAAGAACATTCATGGAAATATTGAAAAATAGATTTGATAAGAAATATACTGATGTCTATATGGTCGCAGGTAGTGATAGGGTCGCAGAATTTAAAACATTGATTAACAAATATAAAGGTAAGGACTATAACTTTGATACAGTTGAAGTAGTGAGTGCTGGGGGTAGAGACCCAGACGCCACTGGTGCGAAAGGAATGAGTGCCAGTAAAATGAGGGATTACGCTATGAAGAATGACTTCAAAAGTTTCAGAGCAGGACTTATCGCAGGCACCAAGGAGAATGACGCCATGAAATTATTTAAAGACTTAAAAAATGGGATGGGTGTGAATGAAGAAATACTTGCCCCAAGTGATAATGAGGAATTGAAAGATATAAGAGAACAATACCATAACAACGAGATATACCTGATGGGTGAGACAGTTGAACATAAACCAAGTGGTAATGTTGGAACGATTATTAAACGAGGACCAAATTACGTCCAATACGAGATGGAAGATGGTGGGATACAGAAAGCATTCCTAGATGATATTCAACCAGCACAATCTATCGACACAGAGTTACAGACAGAGAACGTTGATAAGAAGAAGTTGGTACTACAAAAGAATAGTGAGACGTTAAAGACATTCTCAACTTTCGATGAAGAAATCAACAGCGCCAAAGATAGTCAAAAGAAAAATACTGATGATGAAGAAAAAGAGACAGAGAAGGCAAAAAAGAAAGAACGTAAGTTACCAGTGACCACACCAGGACAACCTGCGATTAATAACGTTGATGATTGGACACAGGGTCCAGAAAAAGCAGACCAGATTAAGACGATGAGAACATTCAACATCTCAACACCTGGTCAGGTGAGAGACTATGGTAAGTTAGTTGGTAATAGAAAGTTCCAGAAGTTTGAAGAAGTGGAACTTGATGAATTTAAAAAGATGATAGTTACCATTAAAGATCCAATAAAAAGACGTAAGGCGATGGACGATATAAAAAGATTTGGTAAGAAAACAGGTTTTAGAATTGATAAAATGAGCGATAGAAAAAGTTTTAGAATAGATGGTAGAGGTGAAGACCTTAATAAATTTGCCATAGATATGAAAAACTATTATGGTGCTACCATCAAAGCAGAGAGTAAAGATGGTGAGAGAAAGAAAGAGACAGGACAAGATCCAGATGTGAAAGACAGACCTGGCACTCAACCAGATGTGTATTACAAAGGTGTATCTAAGAAGTCTAAAGATGATAGGGCGAGACACTTTGAGAAAGGTGCCAAGAAATCTGATGATGACCCAAGTGCTTATAAACCAGCACCTGGTGACGCAGACGCTAAGACTAAACCATCTAAACACACAATAGCATTTAAGAAGAAGTTTGGCGAAGATGTCGAACAGGAGATTAAAGATATCAAATTGTGGTCAGAGGAAAGTGAGACAATCGAACAGTACAAGGACGAGTATGGTACAGATTACAGGTTATACCTGGACAAGACCGTATCTGAGATGTTCGATGAGTTACTATCTGAGAACGAGGGTGTTAAGAAGAAGGCAGCCAAATCCGGGATGCCATATGGTGTACTGATGAAAGTTTACAACAGAGGCATGGCAGCATGGAGAACTGGACACAGACCAGGCACAACTCCACAACAATGGGGTATGGCACGTGTCAACAGTTTCGTAACAAAATCAAGTGGAACTTGGGGTAAGGCAGATAAAGACTTGGCTTCAAAGGTAAGGGGTAAGTAATGAAAACTAGAAAAGAAGTTGAACAGATAGACAATGTTTGTGAGATGATGGTCTACGAACATGAGAAGGAAGGCATAACTGAGGCAGAATACCAGGGCAAGAAGGTAAGTCTAAACGACCCAATCCGTTCTAGTGGTGGTAATTCTAAGTTCCATGTGTATGTGAAGAACAAGAAGGGTAACGTAGTCAAGGTGAATTTTGGTGACCCTAACATGAGTATTAAGAGAGACGACCCAGGACGTAGAGCATCTTTCCGTGCGAGGCACAATTGCGACCAGAAGAAAGATAAGACAACCGCAGGGTATTGGTCCTGTTATCAATGGCGAGCAGGCGCTAAAGTTGACAATTAGTATAAATAGTAACACGGAGAGATAAAATGCAAAGATACGGTTTAAATATGTCACAGATCCAAGAGCAGATGATGTTCGAGGAGTATATTGACGGTGTCCTACAACTAGATGACGAACAATTTTATGAGTATTATGATAGTCTGGATGAGGACCAACAAGAAGAATTAGAAGAAGTTATTGGCAAGATTGCCAAGGGTATTGGTAAAGTCGCAGTAGCGCCAATCACACTACCATTCAAAGCAGTAAAAGGTATTGCGAAGGGTGTAGGTAAAGTGGCAAAGGGTGCGGCAAAGGCAGTAACATCTAAACCAGCGAAAGCGGCAGGTAGTGCTATCGCCAAAGGTGCTGGTATGGCAGCCAAAGGTGCGGCAAGTGGCATTAAGAAAGTTGCGAACAGATTATCTACCACAGGTAGAGCGGACGCGGCTAAGAAAAAGGCAGACGCAATCGCAAAGAGAACCTCTGAAAGAGAAAGACTTAGAAAAGAAAAAGATAGGGTAGACCAAGAACGTCAAAAGGCAAGAGACGCTATGAAGAAAGACATAGAGAAAGAAAAGTCAGAGGCACTAGACGATAAAGACAAAGAGACAATCAAACCTATCATCAAACAGTTGAAGAAGTCAGTTACGGCACATGATAAACAGGCGAAACAACTGGAGAAAGATATAGACGATGAGTTTATGCCAGAGGAGTTGGAGAACCTAGTAGAGTTCACATCAAAACAGATTGCCAGACTAAAGAGAGAGTATGAGGATCTGAGAGGTAAAGAGACTGGTATGAACCCAGAGAAGTTTGCCAAACTCCGTAAGTTGATGGACAGATTTAGTAAGTCACAATTACTACAACTTGTTAAGGCAGATATACCTATCTTATCATCAGGTGCGAAATCAAAGTTGGTATTGAAGTTTGGTATGAAGTGGAAACAACTACCAGAAGATTTCTTACCTTACATAGAGATATTCGCCAGCGATGAGAGAGAGTTGGGTGAGGCAAAGAAAAGTAATTTCAAAGAGGTTGATCCTAAGGTAGTAGATAGGATTGAGAAGATGATGAACGGTACTAGAGCCGAGAAGGACAGTATCGCTAACATGTTAAACTATTTCATGCCACCAGAAGTGGTAGATATGGTAAGATATAAACTAAAAATCGTACCAAAACGTGGTAAGATTAAATTCAGATAGATTTTAAGGGAGACTAAAATGACAAAGAAAACACTAGGTTGGAACCCAACATACTTTGGAGAACCAAAGAAGGGGTCACTAGCCAGCGTGATAGCAGATATCACAGATAAACAGAATGCGGTAGTTGGTGATAAACCACACGTACAATCGAGCGCTAGAGTACAAGCGGAAGAAGAAAAACAAAGACAACTTAGCCAAGAGGCTGCTAACCCAGCACAACAGGCTGCGATTGCGATTTCTAAAAAAGAAAAAGGTGAGAAACCAAAAGAAGAAGAAGGCAACGCATTTAGTAAGGCACTACAGGCTGCTAAACACAATGGCGACAAGGAATTTGTAGTATCAGGTAAGAAATACAAAGTCGAAGACGCTGAGAAGATGAACAAGAAGAACAAAGAGGCTAAGGGTATTGAGGTACACGGTGAGGATCTAAATGCTGAGATACAAGCGGCACAACAGGGCAAGATTAAATCTCTGGTAGATACAATCATCGACACATACTATAAGGCTGAGACTAACAAGAATGATAAGTCAGACGATGGTGAAGGTATGGACGCTGTACAACCAAAGGCAGTAAAGAAGAAGTTCAAGGACAGAAAAGACAAAGACATCGACAACGATGGCGATGTGGATAGTTCAGATAAATTCCTACATAAGAGACGTAAAGCAATATCTAAGAGCATGGGAAAATAGATGAGATACTCCGCACTAGCGGAGACTATTCGTGGCATAACATTAGTCCAAGAACAAGACGGTCTCCCAACTATCTATTGTGATATGGACGGTGTGCTCTGTGATTTCAACAGAGGTATTGCCAACATGTTTAACCTGAAATCAAAGAATCCGTCAGAACCTGGACCAATGCAGATGTCCGGGTATTCTGACGCTGAAGACTGGTTATCAGCCCCTAACAAGGCGCAGAAATGGGAACCAGTCAATCAATATAAGTTATTTTGGCCAACTCTACCCTGGACACCAGGTGGCATGAAGTTATGGTCATTCATTCGTAAGTTTAATCCACACATACTATCAGCCTACACTCCATACGATATGAACAGTATCAAGGGTAAGAGGTTGTGGTTACAGAGGAACCTAAAACTGACGGATAAAGAAAGAATACATATAGTCCGTAGAGACCAAAAACGGGTATATGCTAAGGGTAATGTTCTAATTGATGATTTCAAAAAGAATACTACTGAATGGAAACAGGCGAAAGGTCAACCTATACTCTATAAGTCAACGCCACAAGTAATCGCGGACTTAAAGAAAATAGGATATAAATAGAAGTAAGAGAAAATATATATTTTTTATAAGGAGAAACAAAATGGGACTATGGGGAGCAACAGACGCTGATGAGAGCAAACCTAAGAACCTAACCACGGCAGAGAAGAAAGAAGTCTTTGCGAACACTAAAGGTTGGGTAAGGGAAGCAGGATCATCATTTTCTGGAAACGACAATACCTCAGCAGACGAAGAAGTTTTGGTCGCTATAGGCGGACTATCATCTTCCCTAGGCGCTGCTGACATAACAGAAATTGAATGGATTACAACAACAGCAGATAAGTCTGCTGGGTTTACACTTTCAGCAAGATTAAGATTTAA